CTTTACCTTCCCATTTTATTTCAGGAGATTTTTTATAGATTCGTGTTTGATAGTCAGGAAAATTAACCCAACCTTTTTCATTTACATTCCATCCCCATTTAACAATATGTTCTTGAGTAAGTCCTTCTACTGTGTTTATTCTAGGAACAAAAAATAGATCTACTTCTGGGTTTTGTTCTAGCATTAATGGTAAAATTTTTATTAAATCAGTGTGAGGTAATTCATCAGCATCAATTTGGAAAATATAATTACCTGAACAATAAGAAGCTAATTTGTTTTTCCAATCAGCAAAGTGTCCTTCAAACTTATCTGCCCATACTGTCATATGATCCATATTATGCATCTCATAATGACGTAGTGTTGATACTAATTCATCAGTAGCTTTAGTTGTATCCATTAACACAATGATTTCATCATGTTCTTTTTTTTCAGATAATAAAAAATCAAGTAAACGTTGTATTTCCTTAAGTTCATTACATACTGTAATTGCATAACTAATTTTCATAACCTTAATATAAGAATTATTCTGGTAAAACTCCAATGTAAGATAAAGCTTCCATAAATTCTTTCATTTCAAAAGGCTTTATAGTAGACATATCCATTCTCCATTCATAGAATTCTCCTGGTTTGCCTTTGATTGGGTATTTTTCTTTTTCTGCTTCTAGTACTTCAACTGCTTTTACAGCGGCCCATTTAGCATTTTCTTTATTTGTGCCATTGTAAAACACCATACCTTGTTGAGGTAAATTGATTGTAGTAGGCATCCACATTAAACCATCCTCGTCTTTAAACATTACGTCTTTATAGATTTCAGGTAGGACTTCTAATTGTTGAGCATAGAATTCTTCACCTTCTTTCATTAAAGAATTGCTGGTATATCCACATCCGAAGCAGCTATAAGTTTTGATGATGTCTGAGTTTTCGGTTACATAGCAAGCATCTGATTCACAGTGCTTGCATGTTATTAAGTTATCGTTCATTTTATATTTTAGTTAATTTTGGTAATTCAATTTTCTTTAATTGAGGTAATTTTAATTGTACTTGTTTAGGAAAATCAGGTACTTTAGCTAATTGTTCATTTACAACTTCTTTCATAGCATTAAAACAATGTTTTTCTTTATTGTATTCACCTTGCTTACGAGCACCTGGTAAATAATCATCATAGTTTTTAAATACATTCATTAATGCTTCACCTACCTCAGGTGGATTAACATTAAACCAAGAACTTTCTTTAAGTAGGAATTGATTTGCTACTGCTGGGTGTACTGGTTTTAATTCACCATTTAATAAAACATTATTTTTGTAATGTAAGAAATCTGTGTGACCACTCCAATTTGTAGTAATAATTGGTTTTTTAACTAAACTAAACTCAAGTAATGGACGACCAAAACCTTCACCTTTAGTTAATGAAACCATTGCTTTTACTTTTGGGTTATTATATAGCTCATTTATTTCAGTATCTGTAAATTCACCATGTAATAAATAAACATTTGGTAAATCTTTACTATTTATTGTTTTTTTAATAACGTCTATATTTCTTAATATAGCATCTCTATCCATGTATGAACTAACAGCTCCAGATGTTTTTAATATTAATGCTGGTTTGTTTAATTTGTTTTTGAATGTTTCAAAGAATGCTTTAATTAATAGTCCAACATTTTTTCTATCTTCACCAAGTGGTGAATTTAAGTTAATCCAATGTCCTACAAATAAATAAGCAAATGATTCTTTAATTGGACTTAAATCAATACTAGTTAATTCTTTAGGATCAAGTATTTTATATTTATCTAAATCAGCTCCTTCAAAAATAACCTCCATTGGTTTTTCCAATTGAACTAATCCTATTACTCTACCTTGTTGATCTTTCTTTTCAAACTTAGTATCTTCAAATACTTTTTTAGAGTGTTTTGATGATACCCAAGTAACATTCATTCTATTTACTCCTTCAAGCCATTCAGGAGGACAAATTGTTGTTTCAATACCTGCTGTAATACCAATATTGTATTTTCCTATTGGTTGAAATTCATTAGGTACAGTTATTTGAGCCCAAATATCTGGTTGTTGAGTTAATTGTGGTTGAGGTAAAAAATATTGTGATAAAAATCCCCATTCAGGGTTATCATTAATAAATCCCCAACTACAATCACCCCAACGTTGAGGCATTATTTGTATATTCCATTCATCTTTTTTTAATTCAATGATGGATTTAACTAAGTCACGAGAGCGAGCTCCATACCCTGAGTAGGTATCTATGGGGCAGCTAATTATAAAAAGTGGTTTATTCATAGATTTTATTTTAATAAGTTAATTTATGGTTACGAGATACATCTAATTTATGAGTTGTAGCATTTATAAGTTCATATTTTTCTCTTGGTTTCCAAGTTGAAAATAAATCATCTAAAGCATTTATTACTCTTCTAGCTTGATGTTTGCTTGTAAATCCTGCTTCATCACTTATAGCCCATTCTCTACCTTCTAAACCAAGTTGTTTTCTCATGTCTGGAGATAAATAATACACTTTTTCTATTTGAGCAACTACATCTTCCGGAGCAACTCTATCTGCTGATATATAAGGTGTTTGAGGAGATCCTTGAATCGATATACTTGCTGGGTAAACTGGGAATGCCCAATCACCATGTTTTTTAAATGTACCTCTATGGTTTGAAGGAAAATCTACATTAAAATCAATCCAATTACCTTTTTCATCTTCAAAACGCATTTGGTCTTGCATTCCACCTTGACAATTAGCTATAATTGGTTTACCAGCTAACATTGCTTCAGTTAAACTTAATCCCCAACCCTCATTATCTGTAATCAATATTTGAGCATCAGACATATTGTATAACCAATTCATTTGTTCTGCTCCTACTCCTTGTTGGTGGAATATAACGTTGTTTGGATAATTTTCAAACAAATATTCTTTTACAGCATTTAAATCAGTTCCATGTTCACTTACTATTTCAGTGTGAAGTAATATAGCACATTTATCTGCTTCTTCTTTAGGTAAACCATCTAAAAACATTCTAAATGCTAATAGTGTGTCTGGTATTTGTTTACGGCGAATATTTCTTGAATTAAAAAATAAAACAAAACTATATTCTTTATCACCTAATACTTGTTTTTTAAACTCTTTATATTCTTTATACTTAGCGTATTCAGGAGTAATAGGGAAATATGTTTCTTCATTTAAACCATGAGGAATATATTTAATGATTTTGTTTTTTGCTTTATCACCTAAAACAACTTCATTTATGTTTTTGGTTTGTTTAGAGATTGACAATAAAACATCACACGATTCATAAAATACTTTATTCCATAATGGATAAGGAAATGGACTATCCCAAATATTTAAATAAATAATAGGCATTTTTTTCCTAATTTCATTTTCAATATTAAATAACCAAGTAAAATACCTAGGATCTGTAATTAAAAATATAGCATCTGGTTTTTCCATAGCAATTAATTGACGAATAAAAGTTGTATCACCATATCCATCAGTTGGATAAATCATTACTGATGAATCATCTATTCCTGCTACTTTATTTGTTTCAGCAGATACATCAAATCTTTTTCCTTTATCTGGGTGTTGTATAGCTCCTGCTATATTAATCCAATTAAAATGGTGTGCTGTGCCTAATACTATTTCTTTAGCTACTGTTGCTACTCCACTAAATGCTCGAATATCGTCGCATATAAGAAGTATTTTTTTCCTCTTGCTCTGAGGTAAATAATCAAAACTGTCTTTCATAACGGGTTTTAGTCTTTGGTTTTTAAATTGGTTACTTGTTTTCTAAAATTTTCATCGTTAAGATATAAATCCATTGCTCGATTTACAAGTTTATTTAACGAGAATTTTCTTTTTACACACTCTATTTTAAAAGTATCGAATAGTGTTTTGTCGACTTTTACTGAGGTTAATTGTTCTTTGTTTTCTTCCATAACATATTGTTTATATATACATATATGCGTATTATATAAGAGTTGATTTGTTGCATAACTCTTTTTTATCTTTATATGGACAATACATGCAATTAGATTTACTAGGTTGTGGTTGATGGTCTGTGGATTTGTATGAACCATCTAAATTAAATGCTTCATCAATAAATGTATCTAATGCTGCTTTTGATTTTTTTACTTTTGTTTTACCATTTGCAGGAGCAAATATCTGTACACGTTTTTGAGGAAATTCACTTTCTTCCCATATTTTACGCTTTACAATAAAGAATTCAACATCGATGTTTTCTTCAGGAACTCCAAATTGTTCACTAAAAAATGATTTATAAAGTAGTATTTGGAATTGTTTAATTTCGTCTTTCTTTTCTTTATCTCCCCACCCACGAGTACTTGTTTTTATATCGTAGATAACGAATTTATTTGTTCCTTCATGATACATTACTAAGTCAATGAAGCCGTTGAATAAAACGTTGTTATGTGTTTTATTTGGCGCTATAACGATGGGGATCTCGATTCCTACTAAATGCCATCCTTTAATACTAAAATATTCGCCTCGTCTTTTTTTAATGAAATCCAATATAGCTACTCCATCATCAAAAAATTCTCTCATTTCATTTGGGTTGGTAAAATGGATATTATTGTTTGATTTGTATCCATTTAAATATGTAGCACTAAAACAGTCTTCAAAATATTCCCATATATTAATTTTATCAGCAGCTGCTCCTGATTCACTATACATTACAGATAAATAATTTTGTAATGTTTCGTGTATTGCGGTTCCAAAAGTCATGTTGATAGAAAAACTAGGTACTTTATGTCCATCTCTGTATTGTAATGCCCATTTTTTAGGGCATTGCAGATACATTGACATTTGAGAATAGGAAATAGTTTTTTGAAACGCATAGTTTATTTCCTGCGGTTTGTAGTTTTGGATTTGTTTTATTGTAGATGGAATTTTACTTTTAGCCATACTATTTTTTCCATAATCCTCTCTCTACTAATTGAGCAATAATACCATAGTTAGTGATATCTTGGTATGTATCAACTAATGGTTCATTTTTGCTTGTTTGTTTAGTAATGATAAGATTTTTCCATCTATTTACTTTATCTGATAAGCGATACCAAAGTCCAGTTAATGCAAAGTCTTTTTCTTCATCGTTTGCTAATTGAGTACCAGCAGCGATATTTGACATTCCATAGTCTATATGCTTACGTGCAAACAATGTATATTGTTCTTTCATTATTTGTTTGTATCCAGCTGCTATAGTTGGATATTCTTTTTCTAGCTGTTCAATAACAGACATTTCTTCTTTAGCCATTACTTTAATAGTTTTTTAATTTCTTTTTCTTCAATTCCTTTTTTAATTAAAATATCTTCTACACCTTCTTTCCTTAATAAAGAAATATATTCATCTGCTTCACCTAAAGAACATTCAAAATGTTCAGATACATGTTTTAGTAATTCAGAATTAGTAGATTTTTTGTTGTTTGGTCTAATGTAAGGCGAGTAAGTATTTTTTGATTTAGGAATCATCCAACAATATACTTCATACAACTTTTTATTATCTTTAATATTTAATCCTTGAACGTAATTAACAACTTCAACATATTTAGGATTCATACTTAATGTTTTATTCATCATGTATCCATTGAATTCTTTTTGTTGTTCAGGAGTAAATGTATCCCAAGATGGTTTAGTATCAATAATTGCTTTTACAAAGTCAAATATTGAAAATAATTTTGGTTTAGATGGTTTTATTGTACTCTTCATATTCTTCTCTTAATTCTTTAGGAAGTAATTCAATTAATATTTTTCCTGTTTTAGTATCAATAAATACTGGGATTGGAATAACTGCATCTTCACTTGTGCCTGTTAAAAATTTACTAATTTTTCTTAGTACTGTTACTTCTTGGAAGATTTGTCCTCCGTCTTCAGATTTGATTGGGGTGGATTGTTTTATATCCACATTCATTTTCATTTGTTGTTCTTGATTCATATTTATTTATTTTATTGTTTCTAGGATTTTACTAATGCAAGCCATTATATTTATTTCTTTATCAAGTCGAAATGTAGCATGGTACATATACTCTTCTAAGTAACATATAACTATACCTTCATTTCCATTAGCGTATTCATTTAATTTATCGTACAAAAATTTATATAAATCCTCAAAATTATCTGTATCTGAATTTGCAATAATTTGTCTAATGTTATTAAACGATTTAATGGATGGTTTCTTTAATTCAGCCAATAAAGCATCTTTATAGTCATCAGTTGAATTAGACATTGTATCTAATTTTAAAGCACCATCTATAGTATATTTTTGACAGTTATTAATGATTTTTCTAAAGTCAGGATAGAATTTATTTACAATAGTAACTAGATCCTCTACTTCATATTCAATTTCTTCTTTATCTAAAATACGACTAATGTATTGTGCAACTACTTTTTTAGTAGGAGGAGATAAATCAAATTCTTGCAATCTACTTCTTAGTGGTTCAATTAAGCGTTCTGGATAGTTACCTGTAAGTATAAAGCGAGTAGTTAAACTATATGTTTCCATCATGTTTAACAAAATAACTTGTGATGCTTGAAGTATATGAGTTGCTTCATCTAGAATCACTACTTTAAGTGGTTTAAATGAACCAGCAGCAGCAAATGCTCCTACTTTATCTCTCATTACTTCTATTGAACGTTCATCAGTTGCATTAATATACAAATAATCACAATCAATATTTTTAGTTAATATTTTAGCAATTGTTGTTTTACCAGCACCTGGTTTCCCAAAGAATCCTAGGTGTGGGATATCTTGATTTTTGATGAATTCTTCAAATTTAGATTTGTATTCATCTTTACAAATGTATCCTTCTAGAGTGTCAGGACGGTAACGTTCATTTAGGATGGTGTGTAACTTTTTTGACATAACTTTTATTTTTAATATACGATTTAGAGTTTTGGAATCCTAATAATCTCCATAAATATTGAATTTTTTAGCTGGTGGAGGAGGTGGTGGAGCTACTTCTTCAGTAGTAATCATATACAACTCTCCTTTTAAAGGTGCTAATCTAAATTCACATTTGGTTTGTGTTTGTTGAAAATACGCTTCTAGTGTTTCAGTTAAACTATTGTGAACATCTTTTGCAAAACCATCAACTAGCGACCAGCGGTCCCCAGGAGGGACACGCTGTGCTATTAATATATTTTTTTCTACTTTTTCCATATTACATCATGCCTGCCATTCCTGCCATAGCATCGTTATTGTCTTTATCGTTTTTAATTTCTACAATTGCTGCTTCAGTTAATAATACTGTACCTGCAACTGATGCTGCGTTTTCTAAAGCATTACGAGTAACTTTGGATGGATCAATAATACCTGCTTCTTTCATGTTAACAAATGTTTCGGATTTTAAATTATATCCTTTCCAATTATCATCACCACCTAATCCATTAATTAAGCCATAACATTCACCTTCACTGTATCCAGCGTTTGTTAATATTTTCATGAATGGAGCTCCACATGCTTTGTAAATAATTGATTTACCAATGTAAATGTCTGAGTCTAATTCTGTTCTTGTTTTTACGATTGCTTCTCTAGCATATAATAATGCTGCTCCACCACCTGGTACAATTCCTTCTTCAATTGCTGCTTTTGTGGCGTGTAAAGCATCATCAACTCTATCTTTAGTTTCTTTCATTTCTAGTTCACTATTTCCACCTACGTGAATAATAGCTACACCACCAATAAATTTAGCTAAACGTTCTTGTAATTTTTCTTTTTCAAATGCTACTGTTGATTTATCAATTTGAGATTGTAATTCATCAATTCTAGATTCAATTTTTTCTAAATTACCTTTACCATCAACAATTGTTGTTTGGTCTTTAGTAATAGTTACTAAACGTGATTTACCAAACCAATCCCAACTAAATTTATCTAGTTTCATTCCTTTTTCAGAAGAAAATACTTGTCCACCAGTCATAATAGCCATGTCTTCAAGTAATAATTTTCTACGATCACCAAAGTCAGGAGCTTTAACAGCTGCTACTTTTAATGTGCCTCTCATTTTATTTACAATAAGAGTAGATAAAGCTTCTCCATCAATATCTTCAGCAACAATCAATAATGATTTTCCTGTTCCCGAAATACCTTCTAAAATAGGCAATAAATCTTTTACTTGATTAAATTTTCTATCTGCAATCAAAATAAATGGTTCTTCTAAAGTACAAGTCATATCATTGTTGTTTGTAACAAAATAATGTGATTTATATCCTCTATCGAATTGCATACCTTCAACTGTTTCAAGATATGTTTCTCCTGTTTTTGATTCTTCAATAGTAACAACTCCATCACGACCTACTTTTTCCATTGCTGTAGCAATTAATTTACCTATTTCAGAATCGTTGTTTGCTGAAATAGTAGCAATTTGTTCTAATTGAGTTTCTGAAGTGATATCTTGAGATATTTCATTACGTAAGCATTCAATTACTTCTTTTGTTGCTAAATCAATACCACGTTTAATTTCTACAGCATTTGCTCCTTTATCTAAATAAGATAAACCTTCATTAATAATGCTTTGTGCTAATAAAGTAGATGTAGTTGTACCATCACCAGCACTGTTTGCTGTTTTAATTGATGTTTGTTTAATCATTTCTACACCTAAATTTTCAATAGGATCTTCTAGATTTGCTATCTGTTTAGCTACACTAACACCATCTTTAGTACTTCTTACTTCACCATATTCAGTGTAAATAACGTTTCTACCATTTGGTCCTAAAGTTGAAGTAACTGCTTCTGCTAACTTATTAATACCACTAACTAATTTTTTACGAGCGTCTGGCCCGAATTCTATTATTTTATTCATATTTTTATTTTATTTTTATTTCTTTTATTTCATTTATATAAACAGGAGGGATATTTTCAAAAGTCCATATTCCTAATGAATAATTTGGATCTTTATAGAATTTTGTTTTTTTATTTTCAATCAATAATCTAGCATCTATTTCTAATAAATAACACTTTTCTATTAATTCTCTTGTGTCAGGAGGAAGTGTTTTATATAAAAAATTAGATAATCTATCAAACTCCTTTTCATTATATTTTTCTACAAAATAAATTCTTTCTGGATGGTTAGAGATTTTAGATTTGTTTTTTGGAGTTAAACCTATATCTTTTATTTTATCCCAAAAAATATCAAAAGTTAAATGATATATTTTATCTTCAACAGTTGTTATTTCTAAATCATATCTAGGTTCAAATTCTAATTCAATTGTGTTAGAATTAAAAATAAAATGTTTTAAATCTTTTTCACTAAAAGGAAATCCATTTATTTTAGATATAAACCAACCAAAAGATTCTACGAAATTATTAATATCTTTTATATTTAAAAATTGATTATTTATAATTTTATTAAGAGAAATTTTAAATTTTTCATGTCCTATTTTTTCAATATTTGAATATTTATCTTTAAATCTTTCTTTAAATATTTCAATTGTTTTATTAGTAGGAATAGTTTGATTTATAAATTCTTTTATTAGTTGTTCTTCACATATTTGAGAATATATTTCTAACATCCAATTATCTCCATATTCTTTAAAATTTGGATATTCTTTTCGTATTTGAGAAATATTTACTTTATATTGATTATTAAAATCCATAGATTTTTAATTAATCATTAATAACTGCTAATACTTGATTTTCACTACATGACCAATATTCTTGACCATCCAATTCTACTTTAGATACTCCAACTGCAGGTAGTACCACTTGTTGTCCTTCTTTGAGTGTTGAAGTAACAAATTGACCGGTTGCACAGTAGTAGCCAGGACCTACAGATACAATTGTACCACGTAATCCTTTTTCTTTTCCTAAATCGGGTACTACTATAGAGCCGTAGGTTATTTCTTCCTCGTCTAGAGGCTTAACGATAATGCTGTTAAATACAGCTTGTAATTTTGACATAGATTTTATTTTTTATAACTTTGTTTACTCGTATAAATATATTAACTTTCAGTTGGTTGTCCAAGCTCTAAATTATCTTCTTCAACAATTTGTGCTTCTTCCACTTTTTGTAAAAAATATAATAATCCTTCTTTTTTTACTACCATATCCGCTTGTAAGTGTTCTCTCCAATCATCTATGATTGGTTTTGATTCTTCTTTAATTGTTCTTTTAACTACATACAAATCATTATTGTAAGTAATAAATTGTCTTACTAATGTAAACATCATATATCTTTTTTAACTAAATAATAAACACTTTTTATTGTATCTGTTTCGAATTCTAATTTCATTAATCCTTCTAAATTAATAGACATTTTGGATTTAGTAGCTTCTTTATTGAAATTTAATATTTCTTTAATCAAATCCGAATTAAATCCTAATGAAAAACTTGATGGTACATCTTTTTGTACAAAATCAGATAAAAAATAAGAAACTTTATTTGCGTATTCTATATCTCCTCCAAATACCATTTCTAATTGAAAATCACCATCCAAACTTATTGTTGGTGACAGCATAACTGTAGTACTTTCAGGCAATGCTGATTTAGCTTTAATTAATGCAACTATAATTTCATTATTTAATTCAGTTTCTAAATTGTATTCGTTTGATCCGTTGTAGGCTCCTGCTTTAGGTATAGTTAAAATATCTGCTAAAGTGTAGTTAACTGTAAATTGATTATCGGATACTATTAATTTTGATGGTGTTTTACCTTGTTGAATATAATTTAACAATACATCTCCTGCTGTTATACTAATTAATTTTAGTAATTGTGATGTATTACTAATACCAACAGATGAGTCAGGTAATGGGAAGTTTTGGTATGTAATTTCACCAAGCATTTCTCTGGTTGGGGATGTAAATTTAATACTTAGGTTTTTACTTTTAATATCCCATTTAACAGCTTCAATAAGCCCGTTTAGGTAATATTTATTAATAACTGCTTGTAATTCGAATTTTTGTATCATAACTTTAATATATGTAATTTTTAGTTAAAAGCAAAGAATTTTCCAACATTTGGATTAAGAGGTGGAAATTCCCAAGAAAGATCAAGATAAAGATTTCTCAACTTATTACCTAATAACGATTGAAATATTTCCTCAACATCAATATATATTTTAACAAATTCCTCAATTTCAGGAGGTACTTGAGCGTTTGGTAAACCAATTGTTTCTAAGTTGTAAGGATTTTGTTTTAAATTAATAATGAACAATTTATCGCCTTCAATTATAGATTCGTATTTTTTATCCAAACGTTTAAATTTAAGTAAATCATTATAACGCACTGCTGCTTTTGAATTTGCTGGGGCTTTTAATCTAAATGAACTAAACATTTCTCCAGTACGAGCTGGTATGTGATAGTTGGCTATTTGTTTTACTCCAGTTGGTTTACCTAATACTCTAGGATCTAATGTACGTAATGATTTATAAAAGGTAACTATTTCTTTATCTATTTCGTTTTTAGGTTTACCAAACAATATGTTTTTAATAAAATCCTCTCCAAATTTTTTAAATAATTTATTCATATTGGATTTCATTAGTTCAAGCCCCTTCATATCTAATTCTTCTACAGAAACACCTTCTTTATTAGTAACATACATTGCATACCTTCGTTTACCTGTTGTAAGTACACTAGCACAAATTACTTCTTGCTTTAATTGGAAGTAGTGAGTGTTTGGTTTAATGTTGTATAAACTTTTACAAATACGATTTAAATCAGCGTTTGCTTCATTTTGAATTTCTTGAGCTAATTTAAGTATTTTATCATTTTTTTCTTCAGGTGGGAGGTTTGGGTATCTATGATTCAATAAATCACCCAACACAATATACATTGAATCTGTATCGCTAATGCAAACATGTTGTTTTTCTGTGTCTAGTTCAGTGTTTATTTTATTATTTACAAAATCAATTGATTCACAAGTTAATCTTTGTCCTGAATTAGTAATAGCAGCACTACAAATTAATTGACCATCAGTATATCTCCATCCATGGATAGCAAATGTACCATACATTGCGTTTTGTAAGATTTTAAATGCGTGTTGGAATAAATCATACAATTTATAGTTTGCCCAATCCTCTTCTTTACCTGCTTTTTTCTTTAAATCTCTATAATGCTCTCGTTTATCAAACCATCCTGCTAAAATAGTTGATACAACACTTTTTTCATCAGTTCTAAACATAGCACCTGATGCTGCTATTGTTAAATTATTATCTTCAATTAATTTTATTAGATTTTTTAAAGTAATTTTAGTTGATTTAGTTATATAATTTATTTTGTCTAGTTTTTCAATAATAACTATTTCTTCAGGATCTCTTTCTTTAAGTTTTTCTAATGAATGGTTTTGTTCATAAGTTGGGTTATGATCTACTTTAATTCTACCTACCAATGTTTCAATACCTAAATTAAGTGACTTAATAATTGAAGGATACAGTGAGGTAAAGTCTAAATCAATTACATCAAAATACAAACCAGGAATTGGTTCTAGTAAATAACCACCAGCATAACTCTCCTTAACATTTTTTAAGGAAGGGTTATGTGTGGTTGGTTTGTTCGGCGAAACAATGCCTTCACGTTTAAGGTATTTCAAAATAGCACCCTCATTCATTACTGTGTTATAATAAATACTCTCATAAGGTATATTACATATATGAGAAATCATTATAGTTAATTCAATGAATTTAAGTTTTTCTTCTAATTTTTCAATAATTTCAACGTCTCGTAAGTTATAATCAATAAATTTATTTATATCGCTTTTAAATAATGTATTTAAGTTACCTTCATATTCTATTTTACCTAACCCAACATATTTAGTTCCTATATCCCCTAATTTATATGATGATTCTTCCTTCATAATGTATTTTTTATGAAGCAACATGTAATCTAAGTGATTAATTCCTCCTATAGTGATTTGTGTTTCACCAGCAAAATCTCTTATGTTAATCTTTTTGATTGGAGATAAACGTAATACTTCTTCTTCCCCCACTACTTGTTTTAATCTGTAGTAAATATAAGGTATATCAAAATAAGCACTGTTCCATCCTATTACTATTGTAGGGTCTAGTTCTTCCCATTTATCTAAAAAACGTCTAATTAATTCTTTTTCTGAATGGCAAGGAATAATTAATTTACCATCTTGATTTGTTTCTTGGATTTCTTTGCTTTTATCTACAACAAAACATATTTTTGTTTTTGTAGTCATATCTATTAAAGCAATAGAAGTGATTGGCATAGGAGCAGCTTTAACATATTCAGGTGTTAATGCTCCCCCCATTTCAATCTCAATATCCAGATGAACAATATTGTGCCATTCAGGAACAACATCATCAAATTTATAGTACAATTCTCTTAATACAACTAATTCTTTACTAATATCTTTTTCTAATAAATTAGTATCTTCTTTGTTGAATTTTTTAGTAGGAACAGCCCATCCACCTGTTAATATAGGTTGAGCATTTTCTTGCCATTCATCAACTCGTTTCCAATAAGTAGGCTGGTATTGAAAATCGGACCATCCCATTTTATCGTCTCTTAAGTGATAAGTGTAGGTACTAAAATCGTAGTAAATTGATTGATACAAGTTTATTTTATTTTAAATTTTATAATATTGAATATACGAATTAAATTTTGTATTTCCAAATGAATCCATAAGCTGTTTTTATTTTTCCTTGACAACATTTAGTTATATTTGGATTTTTAGATCTATCGTTAAATATAATATCACATGCCTTAGTAATAGAAGGAAATTCTTGTATAAAATTTCTATTTAAATCATATTGGATAATAGGCTTTGATGTAAAATCATATTTTTTTCCTTTCAACTTTTCACTAATAATTTTTCCAAATCCTTCTGGTTTTGGTTTTTGGTTTTTTATATTAGGTTTATCTTTTAAATGGGCAGATCTTTTTAAAATATGTTCTTGGGTTTGTTTATATCCTTTTAAAGATTGACTTATATTTTTATTTCTACTTTCAGGGTAAATTTTATGTTTTCCCTTTACAGAATTTATAAAACATTGAGTTTTAGGATATGAATATTTTTCTTTATTCTTTTTAGGAACTCTTAAATTTTTTCTTTGTTCTTCATCTAAATAAGAAGGACCACTTCCTCCTTTATTTTTATTTAAAACACTAAAATTCCACTGTTTAAATTGTTCAATCCAATAACATTCTAAAGGTTTCCAATCTTTTTTATCTAAAGAATTAATTTCATCTATAATAGTATATTTGATATTTTCTCCAAATGTATATTTGTGAGGATTATATCTACTATTAATGGTTTTCCCAATATATACTTTGTTTGGATCTCCAAAACAATTTTCAATCAAATAAATTTTTGTCATATACTTTACTATCTAGTTATCGATAATAAATATGTAAGAGATCTATTTTTTACATGAATTTATTTCATCCTCTGTAAAAAATTGGTTTAGATTTGGAGGAAAATAGTTTAAACTTTTCATAATTTTTTTATCATCTCTATATACAACATACCCATCTCCTACTTTTTCAAAGTGACATGAACGACCTTGTTCTTGAGATCGCTTAATTACTGTTAATCGTGCTTCTTCTTCTGTTTTACAAACTTTAGATAAATTAGAGGCTTGTACTTCAGCATAACCTGGTTCAATTTTATCTTTTAAACCAAACACTAAAGCTCCATTTCCTAATCCTACATAAGTAATATCTAATATAGCATCTAATACTCCTACTATATCATTTTCTTCTACTGCTTGTTTTAATTCATCAAGTTCTTCTTGAATAAAATTAATTACAAAATCAGCATCTGCTTTATCAATTGTTGGAGTAGTTCGATTTTGCCAACCTTTACCCATTACTTCATTAAATGTCTCTACTTCCGAGACAAACGGTACGTGTTTTTTTTCCATATATTTATTTTTTATCTTCTTCTTCATCAAATAAATCTTCACCTTTATAGTCAGGATAATTTTTATGCATATCATCTATTCCTCTAACCCAAAAAAAGGCTATTACTGTTACTATTGCTAATGTTATTAAAAAAATCATAGGCTGTCAAGTTGTAGTTTTGGTTTTTCAATATATTTTATTTTTTCTACTTTTACTGTGTCGTACACAGTTATTTTTTCTTTTACTTGTACTTTTACTGTGTCGTAAAATTTAGGTTGTTCTGGTTCTGGTTCTGGGGTTCTATTTGCATATGAACTCATCAAAAACATTGTTAATATTACAATAATAGGACTTAATACTATAAAAAATCCTGTATAAAATAGGTTATTAAATTTGTTCATAAGTTAAATTTTTATAAATGTTAGTTAATGAATGTTTTACATTTGATCGAATTTCATTTTCCATTTTTTCTCTACGTTTTTCTACTTCAATATCAAATATTTTAGATATTCGTTCGAATGGTTTTCCCCAAATATCAATATTATAACTGTACTGATGGTTTACTATAGTAAGTTGTTTTGGTTCAATAATAATGAATATTTGATTATCATCACTTTTAATATATCGTTTTCCTGAAATTGGAGATATTAGCAATGCAGTATCTTTCTTTGCAATTAGATTTTTACAAATTGCTACACATTCTGTTTCATATTCGTTTTTAGGAATTGAACTTTTGTTTTGATTAGCCATACGATATACTTTAAGGGCTAACTTTTGAAATAATCTTTTAAATATATGTTTCATAACCTGTTTTGTTTTTTAATCCCACCAATGATTTATTTTTTCATTTAATACTTTAAACAATAATTTTTGACACTTTTCTTGATTATATTGACCTACATATAAACATAACCTACCTTTATCATCTTCTTCTATCTCTAAACCTCTATACCCATTTTTAAGGATATGTCTAACAGAAGAC